CAATCGCACCCAGTGGGCTTTGCGACTGGAACGCACTAACAGTTTCGGTATAGCCAAGCTGGCCTGGCTTGAGTTTTGCAGCCAGTTGCGGGTTCGTTGTTGCCCAGATCTCAAGACCAAGCTTTTCTTTCTCTTCGCCTTTAGCAGCGTTATATGCTTTTGTTAAATCAGCAACACGATATTTTTTTGCTAACTGATCTTGTTCGGCCAACTGAGCCGCTCTCGCTTTTTCGGCTTGGTAATTACGCTCTTCGACAATTGTACGAGTATCAGTGCCGCGACTTCCAGGGGGGGCCGATTCGGTTGCGGCTGCCAGCGTACCTTCTGAACGGGGAAGATAAACAGCTTCATTTCCGCTTCTGGCTAAATCCCAAGTGCGTCCACCGACATTGATGTTGGCTGGTTGCGAAGCAGGATTCCATCCGCCAGCAGCTTGAAGAACCTCGCGCCCACCAAGCTTGGAGGCATACACCGTAGGTTGTCGAGTGCCAGCAAAGATATTACCGAGCCTTTCGACACCCGCAACAAGAGGATTAGCAGAATAAGCTTGGATTCCCTGGCCGCCCTGAAGTGCTTGCAAAACTTTCTTTTGTTCCGCAACTCTCTTAATTTTGTCGGCGTCAACAGTACGCCCAACATTCTGTCGATTCATTGCCTACCTCCAAAGTTCATTTAAGTAGATGCGAGAACCCACGGCGGTATCCGCTGGCCCTGGTAATGCTTGGATAAACTCAGCGCCAGAACGCTCGTAACGATATCTGGCTTGAAAAGGATCTTTGTAGTTGGGAACGTAAAGAATCCCAGCCAATCGATTGGTTTCGTAAAGGTAAATTTCGTCCCAAACTTTTAACGCTTCTTTGGCGTTGCTGGAGCGAATCGTACGATCAACGTCCCCCGCGATGCTTTCCAGGCGAGTAGAAGGAGAGGTGGCGACTTCCGTTTTCTTTTCTGCGGTATCACAACGACCAAGTTGGATTGTGATTTTGTCGTAGAAGAAAGAATCAGGAACCGTATTCATGGCTTCTTCCAGACGAGCGTAATCACCCGCTGGCACCGAAACCGTGAAATAGCCCAGATGATACCGGACTCTACTCTTATCGAAGTCGCTTAAATGCACTTCTGAGTCTCCTTATCGTTTAATTATAAAAGCAAGTAATCAACCCAAAAGTCCTGCAAAGAAATCTTTTGAGCCTGTATTGAAGCCTGCCATATAAGGATCCGTGGCGTTATAGGAAGACAAAAAAGAAGGGGGATTTAAGGCTTGTGAAAGAACACTACCGAGAAGTTGTTCTTTCAATTCGTCTTGAAGAGTTTTTTCTTTTTTGGTTTCTTTAGATTGAGCACCATACAGAAACGCTTTCAGAATATCTTCCGTCCTACTTTTATCTGCGTCACTTGTATTGACAGTAGCCGGAGTGGGGGGTGTGCCAATGCTGGCAGCCTTTGCAGGAGCGGTATGCAGAAGCTGAATGTCGTAAGGATTGCCTTGAGCATCTGTGGTACTCAAAACACCATATCCCTGCTCTGGCTTAAAAGAACCGTAACCTTTATATGCAAGTTGAGTGCCAGTCGGAATAGCCAGGTCGATACCTTCGTGGAAAGTACTTGCTCCAGCAGTTGGCGCAACACGCGGACCATACTTACTAGTTACAGGAAAATTCCACTTCCAACCATCTTTTGTTTGTTGGACCAAAGGTGTTTGGTTGGGTCCAACTAAGACATTCTGAAGAAGACTTCTTGCCTCTTCTGGATTGATCTTTTTACCTGCTCTTGAGCCAAATCTAGGGATCACTCTGGGATCCAGGTGAGCCCCGGTACTAGGGAGTGGATCTTTTGAAGGATCAGCAATACTACCAATTGGAATTAAACCGGCCATTATCTTTTTCTTTTTATTCTAAAACTAAAAAACCCCTGGTTTCCCAGGGGGATTAGAGAGGAGATGGTTTAGACGCGAATTAAATCAGCCGAAAGAACCGAATCCCAATCAACCCTTTTAATCTGCCTTAACTGCTCAAGATTATTAAATCTTTCACCCGACAGAGACATCTGGAGATCTTTAATCTCACGGGCAGTTTTAAGCCCGATGCCTTTGATGTGATCCGCAATCATTTGAGCAGTCGCTGAATTAACATTCAAACGATTATCAGGGGGAAAAGAACGCGGTTCTTCTTTGGCTGCTTTGTCCTTAACCTGAAGAGTTTTGACAGTTTTGGTTGCCTGCTCGTCAGGAGCTAGTTCATTTTTGTAAGCAGTAAAAAGGCGACCGTCTTGGTCTTCGACCATGAACCAATCGCCGTTATCCCATTCGCTTACAATTTTGACGCGGACGTTAGTTTTTAAGTGCTTGTAAAGCATAAGGACCAGAAGAGCATTCTGGTCCTAGTTTACCCTAATCAGCTGACAGTGCGACCAAGCAGATAGCCGTCAATGTCTTCGTAACCAGCAGCAACGTCGGGTTGGATGTAGCACACCTCAACGACGAAGTAGCCAGAACGGCCAGAGTTCGAATCGCCGCTGGAGATGTACCAGCCACCAGAGGTGGAAGTGCCGGTCGTGGTGCCACGGGCAAACACCTTGAAGGTGGTAGCGCCAGTCACCTGGAGATTGACACCAGAGGCGGTAACGCCAGCGGCGCCGGTAGCGGTCAGGAAGGGGTTGGTGCCGTAAGCAGCAACACCACCAGCGAAGAAGATTTCGCCAGCTTGGGAACCGGAAACAGTGGAAGTGAGGTTGGCCTGAGCCACGCCTTCACCCACGCCGGTCACAGCCACAGGACCGCTGGAATCGCGGCAGAAGGTGATCACGTTGCCGGTAGCGGCATAAATGCCGGAAGCAACACGACCATCACCCCAGCCAGAGGCAACGGAAATGGTGGCGCGATAGACGTAAGCAGGCAGAGTGGAGTCACCAGAGATCACCATGCCGGTGATGTCGGGGCGGGTGTCGTCCTGGCGGTAAGGCGAAGGAACGATCACGTTGCCGGTAGCGATTGCACCACCACCAGAGGTAGCGGTAACAGCCACGTAACCACGCTGTTGGAAGTAACGATAACCAGGGACAGCCAGCACCGAAGTGGGGCCACCCTTAGAGGCGTTGTTAGTGCCGTCATCGTTGGTATCAATGTTCTTGTACCAACCGTTGAGCGGCTCAGCCCAGTTACCGGGATAAATTTTCTTAGCAGACAAATAAGTCATTTATCTTTTCCTGTGTTGTTTACTTATGGTTAATTATGCGATGCTGCCGTCATCCGAGACGAAGCTGTAAGCGGTGGTCACGAAGTCCTTGTTCAGGATTTCGAAGCCAGCGTACAGCTGCCAAATCAGAATGATGAAGCGGCTGAAGTCGTCGTTGTTGTTGATGAGCACCTGGGCGTTCGGACCACCGATACCCACGCCAACCGACTGAGGACCGAAGAAATAACCTTGGGCCACCTCTTGGGAAGCGAAGGTTGAAGCATTGAAGGAGGCATTAATGTTCTTGGTCGGGAAGTTGGTCGACTCGAAGAACTTCACACCTTCAAACTGAACACCAGTCGGCATCACGGGTTCGCCAGCCAGGAAGTAGGCTTGGCCAGCCTGGGGGCCCATGTAGAAGCTGGCGTTGTTAGGCATCATGGGGTTGCCCATGTACATGCCTTGGCCAGGGTTGCCGCTGTAACGAGCAATCTCACGGAAGTCGGCATCACGACGCAGGTGCATCATGAAGGTGGGATCGCAAATGCAGCGATACAGACCATCAGCGAAGGTGGGGACGTTGCGCTTACGCAGGTCCTTAACAACAGTCAGAAGGTCGGTTGCAACATGGAACTGCTGCACGTCGGCGGTATATTCTGCGGTGGTGTAGCTGATACGACCAGAGGAGTCTTTGACTTTGCCGCCGGGGAAGTAGTAACCACCTTGGGTGCCAGAGGCTTGACCATTAGCTTCAGCTTTGGCAAGTTCGTCAATGAAGACGCGGTCGCGCCAACGACGATAGTCGTCGAGCAGGGTCAGCGAACCGATGCTCTGGTGGAACATGTTCAGGTTGCCGGTGTCCAGCAAAAGACGCTGGGCGGTAACCAGGGTTTCACGAGCGATCTTGAAGGTGCTGGGCTC